GAATTTTAGAACAGACAAAGATGTAAGTATTTTTACTATTAATCCAGTAAATTATTTTAGTGATGAGTTTGAAACAATGTCATCATTAATGAGCACCTCTTTTTATGACAATCCTCTGCCTTTAGCTATTAAGGCAAAGGTAGCAAACAAGAGAGTAGTTATCAAAGCTGGAACCCCAGTTGCTACAATAATTCCTATATCTTTGTCAAATTTAAACGGTACAAATATTGAAATTGTTAACTACCAAGATGATGATAGAAAAAGACTAGATGCAAATCTTTCTTACGGGTCTGCTGCACAAGAAATAAACAAAGTCGGGAAATGGACTGACTGGTATAGAGATGCGGTAAATGAAAACAAAGAGTCTAAAGGTTCTCATGAGGTAAAAACATTAAAACTAAGCGTAACAGATAATACGAAGGGTGATATAATATAAATATGGAACAAAACAAAGACTCATATACAGTAGTTAAAAGAACACCGTCTATAACTCCATCTGGGTGGTTTGGAGATAGCAAAGACATGATTGTTGAGCTAGAAAATTTTATGACTTCAGAAGAAATAGAGTTTCTTGAAAAAGCTGCAAAGTCTTTAACAATTTGGGATGTAACCGAAAGCCATGTAAATGAAAATGGAACTGTTACCTATGATTCAGACTATTGGAAGGATAGAGTTGCAACTCAGCCAACCTTAGACAAGAATGATCCTAAAATATCACCAATAGTTGCTGGCCTATTTCAAAGATTAAAACCAATTGTTGAAGAGTTTTATAAGGTTGAAGTTCATCCAACTGGGACAACTATTGTTAAATGGCTTCCTGGACAATTTCAAAAACCTCATGCAGATAAAGAACTTCATGAAGGACCAGATGCTGGAACTCCAAATGACTTTCCTAACTATGATCTTTCTAGTTTGTTTTATTTAAATGACGACTACGAAGGTGGAGAGTTATACTTCCCACTACAAGGTGTGCAGTTTAAACCTAAAAAGGGTGCTGCTTATTTTTTCCCAGGAGATAAAAATTATATTCATGGAGTAACTGAAATTAAAAGTGGTTTAAGATTTACATGCCCATTTTTTTGGGAGATTACAAAACATACAGGAGATAGGCAACCATAATGAACCTAAGTAATAAATCCAGAATAACAAAAAACATAGTGGTTTATAAAGATTTTATAAGCAAAGAAGATTGCAAAAAAATGATTCAAGCCTTAGATGCTCAAGCAGCCAATGGTGCAATCTCTTGGATGCCTATTTCTTTTTATGAGTCATACTCCTCTGTCCTTCCACAAGATAATGATCAAGAGTTGCTTGATGCTGAACTATCTCCAACTATATTTTCAGATATTGAAAAAACAATGCCAGAAGCAATTGCTTCAGTCCACGACCTTGATCCAAAAACAATTTCTAAGATTGGATATCACACACAAAAGTGGGAGCCAGGAGCATACGCAAGAATACACTCAGACAACACAGATGCTGAAGGAAAGTCAGGCGCATTTACAAGAAGCCGCTATGCAGGATTCCTATATCTCAATGATGATTTTGAAGGTGGACTGCTTAAGTTTCCAGATCAAAATATAGAGATTAAACCAGAAGTCGGAATGCTTGCCGTATTTGACGGGGGATTTAACAACATGCACGAAGTATCCCTAATAGAAAGTGGAGTAAGGTACACCATTGGATCTTTCTGGGATGATAGAGAAGAGTCTGATTATCCACAAGAACTAAGAGATGCTTGGGCTGAAGAAATGAAAGCAACCAGAGCACAACAAGAAATTGAAAGAGCCGAATGGCAAGATCTTCTAAAGCAAGGTTGGAAGATAGATGCTAATGGAAATAAATACAAGGTGGAAGATTTAGAAAAAAATGTCTAATTTTCTAACAAACATATTAAAAGAAAATAACTTTCAAATTGAGGAAGTTACTAATGACATTGTATTAGTTAAAGATTTTTTTTCTAAAGATGAACTAGATCAAGTTTTTAAAATTATAGATTCAACCCCAAATGAAGAATGGTTTATAGAATATCATGCTAATCTAAAAGGCTTTTGTATGCAAAAATTTGGCAGAGACGATGTTGATAATTTAGTTGCTGAAGGCAAATTTGAAATAACTCAAAACTGGCAAGATAAAAATTTAAACATAGCACGATATCCTTTTCAAAAAGATTTGTTTAATAGACTAAATGATTTGGTTCAAGCAGTTGATAACACAATAGAATTAAGTGGTTTTGCAACAATTCAAAGAATGCAGGAAGGCGTTGAGTTAAAAGCTCATACAGACCAGGATACAGATCCGTCAATTAGATATGCTGCAATTTTGTATTTAAATGATGACTATGTTGACGGAGAATTATTTTTTCCAATTAATGGCTTAGAGCTTAAACCAGAATCTGGAACAATGCTTATTTTCCCAGGGAACGCAGAATATAATCATGGAGTCAAACATGTAGGTCCTGGCCCAATTAGATACGTACTGGTTGGATTTATTAAAGAAAAAGGATTTTATGAGAAGAATAGATACTAAGGGAGAAACAAATGAATAAAGAAATTTTACATGAAAAAGTATACTACTATGAAAATGGTGTTAAAAACTTTGAAGAACTTATGAAAAACATTCATGAGTTAGATGAGATAGATAATCCTCAGCCTTGGGAAAACTGGACTGCCTCAAACGATAAAGATTTTATCTATGGTAAAACTATGTCATTTGATAAAAGTCAAATAGGTCAAATGGAAGATCCATACAAGTCTAGAATGACCTATATTTTTGATACTATTATGGAATCATTCTATGATGTTTCTAAAGATTTTGCCACCTCTATTGGAGATAATGATGAACCAAGACTGTTTCCAGTGTTTAATGTTAAAAAGTATAAATCTGGAATTGGAATGGGTGCCCACTTTGATCAACTAGATGGTGACCAAACCTTAAGATATTCTTTAGTCATGTACTTAAACGATGATTTTGAAGGTGGAGAAATATCCTTTAAGTTGTCTGACTATAAAAATATAGGAGAGTTCCCATCTCCAGATCTTGACTATGATGTTGCTGTTGCAAAGAATGAAATTGATTTTGGACTAAAGCCTAAAGCTGGAAGCATTATCATATTCCCTTCTTCAGCACCATATCATCACACCGCCCATATTGTAAAAACGGGATTCAAATACATGGTTCCAAGTCACTGGATACATAACAACATGGAACTTAATCGCAGTCAGAGTATGTAGTTGAAAACAGCTATAGTAACTGGAGCAAGCAAGGGTGTAGGGTTAGCAACAGTTAAACGTTTGTCCGAAAATGGATACAAGGTTATTGCTGTTTCAAGGAACCTTTCAAAGGTATCTGAGTTTATATCTGATAACGTTGAGGTATATAACCTAGACATAACAGACTCTAAAGCAATAGAGGGCTTCTTTGAAAAATACAAAGATATTACTCTAGATCTTCTGGTTAATAATGCTGGAGGAGGATCGGGTCCAACTCATATTATTAATGAAACTCCAGAAAACTTCAGAAAAGCCTATGACATAAACGTTACTGGCCCCATGTACTTATCTCAACTCTTTGTTCCTTGTATGGAAAGATCAGATTCTCCAACTATTATATTTGTTACTTCTTTTGGCGGTAAGGTTCCATATCGTGGTGGAGGAAATTATACAAATGCTAAAAGAGGTGAGCGTGGTTTGATTGACACAATGAGACTTGAGTTTCCTCAATTTAGAATTAAGATTACAGAAATATGTCCAGCAACTATTGATACCCAAGAACAAAAACGGGATAACGCATTAACTGCAGAAGATTTAGCAGAAGCAATTTACTGGGTAGGATCATTACCAAGTCATGTTAACATAAATGAAATTGAAATTTGTCATATCAACAGCAGCAAGTATAATTAGTTTTTTATTTATAACACTTTCGTTATATAAAAGTACTAACTATAAACAATAACTTTATAGATTAAATCTGAGCGTGGAATTGTTTTTAATTCTATGCTATACTTAGGACTACTTCCGATTCTACGAAGTACTCAACCAATATTAGAAAGGTGGCATACTTAAATGTCAGATGTTTTTTCGTTTCGCTTATCAGAGGATTTTGTAAATAAATATAGTAATACTCCAGCACCGTTTGGATTTTCAGATGCGGGTAGCAACTCTTTAGGAGAAATTACTTTTATCAGAACATATTCTCGTGTTAAAGAAGATGGAACAAAAGAACGTTGGCACGAAGTATGTCGCCGTGTAATTGAGGGTATGTACTCAGTTCAAAAGAATCATGCTAAAGATAATAGACTACCTTGGAATGATAATAAATCACAGAAGTCAGCACAAGAAGCTTTCCAAAGAATGTTTGAATTAAAGTGGACACCTCCAGGTAGAGGCCTCTGGGCTTTTGGAACTCCAATGACTATGGAGAAAAGAAACTCAGCCTCACTACAAAATTGTGCAATGGTTTCTACCCGTGACATTGATCGTAATGATCCAGGTGCCCTTTTTGCTTGGGTAATGGATGCTTTAATGTTAGGAATTGGAGTAGGGTTTGATACTTTGGGACAAGATAAACAAATGTCTATCTATGCCCCTACAGAGCCAGTTTCTATCTATGAGATTCCTGATACCCGTGAAGGCTGGGTAGAGTCTGTTCGTCTTTTAATTAATTCATTTTTACGCCAAAATCAATCTATTCAAGAATTTAACTATGACCTTATCCGTCCTCTAGGATCAGCCATTAAAGGCTTTGGTGGGGTCGCTAGCGGTCCAGAACCATTAATTCAACTACACATACGCATACGTAATGTCATTGGCTCTAGAGCAGGAGAAGTACTAGATAGTCGTGCAATTGTTGACATTGTTAATCTTATTGGAACATGTGTTGTTTCTGGAAATGTTAGACGTTCTGCTACCTTGGCTTTAGGAACGCCAGAAGATAATGGTTTTATTAATTTAAAGAATCCAGAAGTATTTCCTGAAAGAAATTCATTTGATCCAGAAAAACCAGGCTGGGCATGGATGTCTAATAATTCTATTTCTGCTACTGTTGGCACTAAATATGAAGACTATGTTGATTTAATTGCCGATAATGGCGAACCAGGATTTATTTGGTTAGATGTTGCAAGAGATTATGGTCGTTTAGCAGATGCACCAGACTATAAGGATTCCCGTATTATGGGATTCAATCCTTGTGCGGAGCAGCCATTGGAGTCATACGAACTTTGTACGCTTGTAGAAGTGCACTTAAATCGTCATGAATCCAAGGAGGACTTCCTCAAGACATTGAAATTTGCGTATCTTTATGGAAAGACTGTTACGCTTATGCCAACACATTGGCAGCAAACAAACGGTATCATGCAAAGAAACAGACGTATTGGAACATCTTTAACTGGAATTGCATCTTTCGCAGATACCTATGGATTACCAACAACTCGTGAATGGATGGACGAAGGGTATCAAAAGATTCGTTACTACGATCACAAATACTCAGAATGGCTATGCGTTAGAGAGTCTGTTCGTGTAACAACAGTTAAGCCATCAGGATCTGTATCTTTATTATCTGGAGCAACTCCAGGAGTTCACTGGGGTCCAGGTGGAGAGTTCTATCTAAGATCTATTCGTTTTGGTAACACAGATCCGATGCTTTATTTGTTTAAGGCAGCGGGATATAAAATTGAAGACGATGTAGTATCAGCCAATACATCTGTAGTATATTTCCCAGTAGCCTCTGGTCACAAGAGATCAGAAAAAGAAGTAAGTCTATTTGAAAAGATTGGCTTAGCAGCTACTGCTCAGAAGTACTGGTCAGATAATGGAGTTTCTGTTACTCTTTCTTTTGATAAAGAAACAGAAAAAAAGTTTGTTGCACCAGCCTTAAATATGTACGAAGGACAGCTAAAGGCAGTTTCTTTCCTTCCAATGGGTAATAAGACTTATCCACAGCAACCGTACACAGAGATTACAAGAGAAGAATATAACTCTTATGTGGGCACAATTGGTAAGATTGACTGGTCTGCTATCTATGATGGAGTCGAAAATCTTGAGGCAGAGGGAGAGTCTTATTGCTCTACTGATGCCTGTGAGATTAAACTTTATTAACCCTTAGCCTGCTATAATAAGGGGTAGGAGATATATGTCTAACCCATCTAATTTATATGCAGAAAAAATTTACTCAGAGCACCCTCTGGTACTTTGGGCATTAGACGATCAAGCAGACTATGTAAGTTTAATTACTGAGGAAAAAAGGAATATAGTATCTCTTTGGGATGACACAGAATCCTGTACTCTAAGTTCTGGGTCAGCACCTGCAGGAGAACCTTTTTCTGATAGTTTTACAAGCATAGTGTCTTGCAATGTTCCAGCAGGGGCATTTGGGGAATCAATTATATTGAGTCCAGACATTGATAATTTTCAAAACCTTAATACAACTTTAGGAACATTTTCTATTGGTTCTTATTTTTATATCGATAGCTTATATATTGATTCTATTTCTATTGGATATGAGTATACAGATACCACTACTTTAGAAATAGTTCAAAAGTTTAAAGATTTTACAAATCTAACATATCAGTCTTGGTCTTTTATGTCAGAAACTTTTGAGATCCCTGACGAAAACACAAACTTTAAAATAATTATAAAAATATTAAAGTCTTCAGGCGGAGCAACATCTGCTGATTATAAAGTTTATTTTAATGGAATAACCACAGGACAATGGTCTGAGGAATTTCATAAAGAATCTTTAGGCGTAACACCAGTATCTTTTCCAGCAACAATTGCAATTGACACAACAGATACAGTTATTCCAGCAGCAGCCTATGGAGTGTCTAGTAATACCGCATACTATTTGGTAAAGAATAATGCTCTTCTTGCAAAAAATACAAGTATTCCACTAGTGTTCGGTGCCTCTGGATTAACTAAGATTATTCCAAATACATCAAATAAACCTTCGTTAATATTCCCAGGCCAAGGATTTTTAAATAAATCTGGGCAGCATAAAGAATATACAGTAGAGTTCTGGGCAAGAATAATTGCAGACTCTCCAGATCCAAAAAGAATATTTGGACCAATTGCTTCTTCAGATGGACTATATGTAGACTCAGGGTTTTTAACTTTAGTTGTTGGTGGTAAATCTAAGTCTCACTTTGTTGGTGAATGGTTTAGACCAATGCTCATACATATTAGATTAATTAAAAATTCTGTGACGGTACTGTTAAATGGAGAACAGGTAATAGATATTGCTATTGACACTACATCTTTATCATTACCAGATTTGTTAGATGAAGATCTAAGAAGTCAAGACTGGCTTGGATTCTATGCGTACGACAACGTAAGCTTAATCGAAGTAGATTGCCTTGCTATATACTCTTACCAAGTTTCTGTAACTGTTGCAAAGCGTAGATGGGTTTATGGTCAAGCCGTATCTTCAGCACAGTCTATCAACTCGTCTTATGGTGGAACTTCTGCTTTTATAGATTATTCATTTTCAAACTATACTGCAAACTATAACTATCCAAGTTTTGCACAATGGCAACAAGGACGTTTTGACAATTTAGAAACAACGTCTTTAGAGTTAACTACGCCATCTTATAGTTTGCCGAACATATTTTTAGATACTAAAAGTCTAGATGATTTGTATACTGACTGTAAAGCAATACAAACAGATCAAGAATCTGGAGCATTGCCATACAAGTTTTTAACATTTAGACCAAACTCGTCATGGAATGCGTTAGGAACATATCTAAACTTTTCAAAGTTTAATATTTTAAATGACAAAATAAAATCTATATACGGAGTATTTAGTAGTGGAATTATACTAATTGATGGAGGATATTATAATACATCTCCAACAGAAACTTTTGATGCAGAATACTATAATACAGCAAGTTGGATAGAGTCATACGATGCTGGAATTTCAGCTGCAGATGGAACCGTTCAAACATTAATTAAAATTTATAACACACTAACTGATGACTTTTTTATTACAAGGCTTAATGGAAATATAGTTGAATATGTCTTAAATTATAATGGAATAGAAGAAACAATATATACAACAGAGGCAATTGAGCCAGATCAATTATTTGCAGTTGGAATTGACATAGATGATTTGTCTAATGTTTTTGGAGGAAATGTTTCAGCATTTTTTGGTAATGTAAATGGCCTAAAGATTTATATTGCTGGAGATGAGCAAACTTTTAATTCATTTTCTGGTAAAATTTACTCGTTAGGTTTTACAACAGAGCTTAACCATAAATCAATAGCAGATTACTTTAATGAATATGGAGTTGTTAATTTTGATGATTTGTCTGTTAGTGGGGTAACAGAAGAAACAAATGCTATTGCTCTTATAAACCATTTAGCAAGCTATACCTTATTACCAATAGAGGCATATGATGAATTCTTCCTTGATATTGGAGTATCTGGATACTGGGAAGACTACCTTCCCCTATCTTATTTTGCTAAATATGTTGATAATTCCCAAGGTGCTTCTTTCTATGATTTAGATTTTTTACAGTTTAATATTGGCTATCCATCTCCATCAAAACTTTTAGAAAAAGAAACAACTTCTTCTTGGACGTATGAAGAACTAAAGGAAAGTTATTCGGCACCTATTCAACAAACCTATTACCAGATAGACAATAGCCTTATAACTGGCTGGGATAACTATGAAGACTTAGCTCAAAAAGCATTAAAGTATTACGAGTATGATACATCAGACTCATTTGTTAAAACCTATGTTACTTTTCAATATATAGCAGATGGAGCAAATGCTCTTGATGATAGCTTTACTATAAACGTGCCAGCCAAAGAAGGATCAATTATTGATATTGATAACTATCCAGACTGGGCTGCTAGCAAGTTTGAGATTGTAGATAATACAATTATTTATCCTAGCAAGTCTGTAGATTTCAATGACCTAGCAGTTGTATATTCTATTGACTTTAATGTGCGTGGAATTATAAATAGACCAATTAAAATTAAAGAATTAGAGATAGCCTCTCAAGCACTTAGCGATAATGCCTTTAACTCGGTAGGCACTAGGTTTGGAGTTGACCTAATTCCGTATAAGAAGTCTGGAATTTATTTTGACTATAAGTCAAAGAATCCTTTTAGTATTTATAAGTCAAGCACACCATATCTTTATTTAACAAAAAATTCTGGAATAGAAGTTCGTGGAGATTTTGAGTTTGAAACAAATCGTGGTATTGCTATGCCAATTAATAAAGAATTATCAGATGAGTATCGTGTAAGCTCAATGCAGGCTTGGATGTTTGCAAATCAAGATTCTTTTTCTGCGTCACCAATCGAGATCTTTGAAATTAGATATAAAGAAGATACAATTAAATTTTACATGGTTGCTGATAGCCCATCTGGATCAAGAGCAAAGATATACGCAACTAGCAGTTTAACTGGAACAGAATATACAGGACTAACGTATTTTTGGAACGGTATATCAGTTCAAAATCCAATTATTACAATAAAAGAATGGGGATCGTTAGGGCTACAGTTCTCATCTGCACTAAACTTTGGTTTATATATTGGTGCAATTAATCTAAATGGTCCAATACTATTTAATAACATATCTTTCTATCAGGCAAATAATTTACAACAAATTCAGAGTATTGTAACTAGACCTTGGCTAAAGGTTAAGACCAGTGAAGGGGTAGTAAACACATGGTCATATTGGAGTGAAAACTATGACTGGCAAGAGGCTTTAGTTGTTTCAAGCTCAGAGCTATACGGAGTTAACCCTACAGATGTGTACAAGAATTATCTTGGAACTAATAAGATTATCATTGATGATAATGAAGGCATGACGTTTGATGCTAATAAAGTTAAGGTATATAAGGATACTGAGTGGCAGACAAGTACTCTATTGCCAGTCTAATACTT